AAGCGGAGCTTGGACACCGAGACTGCCGGTTGTGAATGTGTCTTGCTGGTTCCTTGCCGCATCCATCGCCAGTACACCTTGGTCTGTAGGAGCAGGTACGGAACTGTCATCATCAGGCAATGTTGTGTTAGGAAGCTCAACAGGATCAGGCGCATTGTCAATCTCGGCTGACATGATTTTCTGATTTTCAGCCTCTTTTGCCCTTTCATGCCTGTTCTTGCCGATTAAGACCTTTCGGATGTCAGTGCCAACCTTCGCCCAAGTAGCGTCTGGGTTGTCGTTCCCGTACATCGGGTTTTCACCACCTGCAAGCATCTCGTCATCTGGAGACATCATACTGTCGTCAGGGGTTGTCAATGCGGCTTGTGGGGCTTGGACACCGAGGCTACCACTTGTGAATGTGTCTTGCTGATTTCTAGCTATATCCATAAGCCTGTCCTGCACATCTTGTTGTGCCAGCATACCTTGTGTGGCTGGTTGCGCTGGTGCAGACAGGGCTGGCTGTGCGGGTGCCGCTAAAGCAGGTTGTGCTGCTGGAAGACTGTTGTAATACTGGCTGCGTTGAGCAATGTAATCAGAGATGACATCTTCTGGCACTTCATTATTACGCATCTTGGCGACATCACGCTGGAGATCAGGGTGCAGCATTGAAGTCTTGTTCGTGCTTAGTGCAGCGTTTTGATTAGGCATCATGTCGTTCTGTCCTTGATTTAAGAATACGGATGCTCTCGTAACGTACTCTTTAGTTTCCTGTGGCAGCTTGTTGAAGTCTGCGCCATCCTTGATCCACCTAGCAGTCGCTGTTGGACCCATGTTGAAAGCAGCAAGCGAATGGAGAGGGTTATTGAACTTGTGATGCTGGTTGTACCCCGTGACGTATTTAGCTGCTAAATCTCTCGACTTGTTAATGTCAGTCGCATCTGCCTCACTGATGTTCGTAGGCATCTTGTAGCCCATCTGATGCAGGTTCTTACGGAGAAGCTGGTAAGGGCCGATAGCGTCTTTCTTACTGACTGCTCCTACCGCCTGTGCATCGTTAAGATGGCCTGTCTCACTGTGCCTAATAGCATCGAGCAGCATCGGCGTAGGGCTACCGTCACTGCGAAGAAGACCACTTGGGAATTGCATAGGCTTTAGTCTCCACCACCGTAACCGTCACCATATAGGTAAGGACTTCTGTTACCCATGCCGCCGAAGTTAAAGCCTGTGTTTGGTCCACTGCTGCCAGCAACGGAAACAGACGGGCTTTGGTTAAAGAAGCTGCCAAAAGCATTGCCCAACTTCTGACCCATACCAGAGCCAGCATATGCACCGCCAATAGCGGCTGCTGTAGGATCGACAAGATTAGGGCGAACTGTCCCTGCTGTCTGAGGGGCGCGACCAAGGATACCAGCGTTGTATGCGTTGTACTGCTGCATGGCAAAGTCGCGGTCTGCGTCAAACTTGGCTTTCTGTGCATCGTAGGTGTTCTGCTCGTCTTTCTGAAAAGCACCACCAGCGTTGATCATGTTGCCAACGCCTGTGTTACCCATACCAAAGGCACCCATGTAAGACGCACCCATGCCTTTGTTAGCGTTCATCATGTTGTTGAATGAAGCGTCTTGCTCACGGAAAGACTTGTCCATCAAGTCACTACGGATACCCGCTGATACATCAGCAGCCCGATCCATGTAGTCACGACCAGCAACAGCTTCAGCAATACCTGCGCGAGAACTGTTTGTGTTACCTGTTGCAGATGCGCCCATGCCGATATTACGCAAGGTGTCCTCTTCCAACATGCGTGTGCTGTCGCGCATTGCGCGGTTGACTAAAGGATTAGCGTTTGCGTTGGCATAGTTAGTCGCAGTCGCTGTGCGGTCTTGCCCCGCCATGTTGTATAGGTTGGAGTAGTTATTAGCGAAACCACCCGTGGCGTTCATCATGCTGTTGGCGTTATTATAAGCGTTATTACCGAAACCAAACTGGTTGTTTAGTCCGGTATTCTGCATGTTGTTCATGCCAGCGTAGTTTGGGCCTTGGTAAGTTCCCGTGGCTAGAGAAGCGTTGAGAGCGTCTGTACCGCCTTTATACATATCTTGGATGTAAGGACGGGCATCAGTGTAGCCTTGCATCTGCATCCTCATAGCCGCGTCTTGGGCTGATGCCTGTTTCTTTGCAGCTTTGTTAGCCATAACGCCGCCGATAACTGAACCAGCTATTTGTCCTGCTACTGCACCCATTTCTTAAATCTCCAATATGTAAACATCTACGCCATGCTCCGGTATCCCGTATGAGTAACGGAACCCGAACATGCGGATGAACTTCTCTTGTTTGTTATCGTGCCGAAGGCAATAAAGAGGCTCATGCCTCAGTGCCAGAAGAGACTCGAAGTCGTCTCTAAGTTTGTTTTTTATTGCCCCTGACCATCTGGTGTGTAAGTCACAATGAACAAAAGTCATAAGACCGATAGGTGTCTCAAGACCCTCGTAGTATATTGTGTAATCACCTGATCTATCGACAACAGGAACCTTTACACCGCTACCCATGCCGAACCGTTGTAGATCACTAAGCCGTCACCGGAACCTGTTGGGTTCCAAGGTGCTACGGCGTACCTGATCATACCTTTGACTGGGCTGTCGGGTGGGTCTTCTGATACTTGGACTGCTGCTTGAACCAGTGTCCTTATAGAGTTCTCTATGCGCTGTAGTTCATCTTGAATGTACCTACGCATACCCTCTTCCAAGACAGGGAACTGGGTTCGTGAGTAGCTTTGGACTAAGACATTGGTTTTATCATTAAGAGCCATGTTACCTAGCTCCTGTGGGTGTGATGTCTAAGTCAAAGCCAGACAACTCAAAGTCCTTGTTGTCTCCTACAGTCATTCGATAACTGAGGTATCTACCTGCTGCTCTGCTGTCTACCTTGTGGTCCGTGGCTATGTCGTAGACAACCAAAGAACTGTAAGTAGGCGTAGATCGAGGGATGTCAGAGCCACCGAACTCGAAGTTAAGTAAGGTGTTCGAGGAGTTCTGTGTGTCTGCCTGTGGGAAGATGCGTGTAACGACAACATACTGAGATGCCGCTAACCCGCCCTCATCCAAGTCAATGCCTGTGCGCTCAAGGTACACGGGCTTAGTAGCCTCGACATCTAGCTGGAACGCGATCTGCCCAGCGTCACTTAGGTCTAGCCCGTACAGTTTATCTGAGGTGATGTTGTTAGCAGTTAGAGCTTCTCCGACCATAAGTACATGCCTATCGTAGCTATCTTGCTGCTGGTAGTAGGTGCCGCCTGTTAGAGCGTATGTTCCTGTGCTTAGTGCGTATGTAGATACAGAGTTGACGTTTGCAATAGTACCTGATGATACGTTGGGAATATCCATGAAAGACCATGTATTGTTCCGGTAGTTGTAAACAGCAGCCCTGTTACATCTGTTAGCGTCAGGGAAGTGGGAGTATTGGTCTCCACTCTGATAGCAGAAGTAAATCTCATTCAGCACGGGGTTGTGGTGAACAAAGCAAACATCTGCTGCTTGGTTGTTCAGTGTAGAGAAGATAAAGTTTTTAACGCGCTCATCGCAGATAGACTGCTTAGTTGTGCCGTCATGTGTGTATATATCAAAAGCACCGAAGACAAAGTGCTTGCCTTCTACCTCAACTGCACAGTTCTGATTGATAACCCCTGCATCTGTGAACAGCTTACGGAAGTTAAAGATAAAAGCACCACCGACAAACTCCATCAACCATACTTGGTCAGAAGCGTAGATAATGAAGTTAGAGCCTAAAGTTGCTCCATCTAAAATCTCGGTCTTGATCTGCACTAGGTCGTTGAAACCTGCTGACTTCGTTGTATCAGCAGCGTCCCAAGAATCTGGGACAGAGCCAGCCAGTGCAAGGTTAGAGTACCTGACCCTAGAAGGGTAGTTGGCAGCACCCTCTGTCATGTTAAGGGCGATCAAGAAGTCACCGTAAGACCGTAGTGACGAAGCTCTCCAGTTTGCATCCCAGTTAGGAAGGTCAGCAAAGTTGATACCTGATGGCCCACGGTACACAGGTACTCTGTCTGGCCTGTTGATGTAGGTGACATCGGCAAGAGAGGTTCCGGTGTAGGGGCGGGGGTCTGATGAGCCGGTGATGGAACCGGATCGGTTAGATACCGTAGCGTTAGCGTACTCGTAGATGTCCCAACCATCAGATGCTATGACGACAGAATCAAACCCAACAGACGGGACAATACCGTAAACAAATCTTGGGTCGAACCCCAGTGTGTCCTTAACGGTACGGAAGATGGGAGCGCGTAAGACCTTGCCCTCATCAAAGCGTACATTGAACCCACGACTAAAGGCATTGATAGGTATGTTGTATGGACTCTTGTCCGTGATGACACCTGTGCTACCTAGCTCTCTGATAGGAAGTATAGCCATTCTTAGGTACTCCTATTTTACCAAACCCAGATTTCAACGAAACCACCAGCACCAGCAGAAGCTGAACTTCCAGCAGAACCTCCAGCAC